ACAGGACATATGAGGACAGGAAAAAAGATCCAGATTTTTTGAAACGTATAAGTAGAGAGAAGGTTCTTCGCCAAATGGAAAAGACCAAGAAGTTACCGAAACCTGAAACACTCGCGAAACATGATATTAGAGAGGATGGGATTAAAGAATGTATGGGAGACCAGGAAATTGAAGAGGTTACCGAGGGACCCAAAGGCATCATCTATAAAATCACAAGTCCGTCGGGTAAGGTCTATGTAGGGCAAACTGTGCGTTCTTTTGAACAGAGAATCAAGGAGCATAAAATGCCGTCTTCAGGTTGCCCCTTGATTAAGAGAGCCATAGATAAATATGGGGGTGAAATGAAATATGAAATCATAGAGGATAACATTCCACACAAACAACTTGATGAAAGAGAAATTTACTGGATAAAGGAGTTAAATTCCTTGGCACCTAATGGGTATAATTGTAATAGCGGTGGTCAACTTTATCAATTCACTCAGGAAGTGAAGGATAGAGTGCGAGACGGTTTGAATAAAGCAAAAATTGATAAAGATGGATACTTGGGCGGTCCATCACAAAGGGGTAATCTATTTTACCCAAGGATTAGACCAAACCATCAGGAAATATCTCTATCAACTGGTGGATTTAAAACCAAAGAAGAATGTATAGAAGTTTTAAAGGAATACACGAATGATCCTGAAAACTTTACAATTATTGATAATAGAAGAATGAGAAGAGATGGTTCTATAACTAAACAGGGTACTCGTTGGTGTGTTAGTTATAAATCTACATATTTAGGAACTCATAAAACCGAGGATAAAGCTCATGAGGTTCTTGAAAAATACCTGAAAGAACCAGAAAACTTTCCAATAGTTAAAAGAAATGTCGGGAATATAGTTAAGTGTAGAAATAAATGGGAACTTAGATACAAGCATAAATATATAGGAACCTATGATACAGAAAATGAAGCTCGTGAGGCTGTTGAAAAGTATATAAAAGATCCCGAAAACTTTATAAAACCAGAAATCCAAATAAAATACGGAAGTGTATATCCTGTAAAAAATAGGTGGGCTCTTGCCTATAAGGGTAAATATATAACATCTTATGAAACGGAAAAGGAAGCACGAGAAGCACTTGAAAGGTATAGAGAAGATCCAGACAGTTTTATAAAACCCCAAAAAAAGATTGGTTCTGTATCTAAACTTGGCAATGGATGGCGACTTACCCATAAACATAAATATTTAGGTTCATACCCTACCCGAGAGGAGGCTGAAGAGGCTCGACAAGCTCTTCAATCATCATGATAGAAGTCTTCTTCGGGGAATGGTTCAATTTCGCACACAGCTGGTTCAAGTTCCTTCTTCTTACGAGGTCTCTTTACCTTCTCCTTGGGTTTAGGCAACTCATCCAAGTGCTCTCGGTAGTACAATACTTTATCCCAAAATGCTCGCATAATCGGGAGGTTGGTCTTAAACCATTCACGATCACGGGGAACAATGGTAACATCAAACACTTCTGGTGATGGCCAAGTTTTTTCGATGGGAGCATATTGTACAAAAAAACAGCTTTCCAAGTCCATAATGTCCATACATAATTGCAATTGTGGCATATAATGGACGGGTACCTCCCCAGGTATAATCTTCCTCATCATCGGGCATTTTATTTCAACCAAACAATTGGATTCTGTAAGACCATCGGGACTCCCACCGAGAAAGTTGTAGATCGGATGTGGGACTAATCCCAATTCATAAACCTTTTCATTGTACCTTTCTTCGAACATTTCTAAAGCGACTGGCTCCATCATAGTTCCCCACGCGGTCGCCTCATTGCCTCGAAAAGGTTCAGCCATTCCACACTTTTTCAATAGAAGCTTTGCAGGCGTTTCATACTTGTTCACGCCTATAGCCGTGGCCGCATCCGAGGCGGTCAAAAGATTGCCACGTAATTTTAACCACTCTTCTGACCTCTGTTCTGCATACTCTAACTCAATCAGTCTCTTGACGTTAGGATGCATCTTACATTAATTAAAGTTGTAGTTTTTAAGTTCTTCTGCAACGCTAAAATAGGTCTGGGCTGCATTTTGCTCAGCTTGTTTCTTACTCTTAGCCACACCCCTGGCAACAAAGCCGTTATTGATGTAGATGTCGATATAGAAGAGACCTTCGTGGTGGGCGGCGACACGATACTCGGGGAGTGGCCAATTTTGAATTTGGCAATGACGCATTAATTTATCCTTGAAGTTATCATCCACCATGATAGAATTCATATCCACAAATGCGGGGTCTTGAAAAATTCTGAGTACGAATTCCTTAGCGTGGAGAAGACCAATATCCATATAGATAGCACCGATGAGGGCTTCAAAGACATCTTCTAAAATCTTGGGATTCTCATTCCAGTTATTCCTCATTCCCTTTTCATCCATGATGACGAGTTCATCGAGTTTAAGAACACTCGCAATCTTCGCGAGCGTTTCACCACGTACAAGCTTTGTACGAGCTTTGGTGAGGAACCCTTCTTGGCGACTTTCGTATCTATCAAACAAAAACTTAGTGATGACAAACCCGAGGACCGAGTCACCAATAAATTCGAGTGTTTCAAAAGACTCCGTAAATTGTTCATACTCTTTGAGAGCAGATTTATGCGTAAAAGCTCTTTGGTACAAATCAAGGTTTTTGATCTTTGTACCAACAAGTTGTTCGGCCCTTTCTTTAGTAAGGAAAGTCACCATGTTTTATTATGTTATGTGTTTATTTTTTAAGCCTCCTTCTTCACGTAGTGAGGAGAGAGGTACTTCTGGAGGTTAAGGTAGGTTACCACAACGTCAGCAGGGGGTGCGAGTAACTCACGGAGCTTGTCGTCGAGGATAATCTGGCGACCGTTATCGGGGTGCTTGAGACCCTTCTCGGTGATGTACTTGTTGATGAACTTGGTGACTTCGGAGCGAGAGATGAGTTCGCCTTCGGGAAGTTCAAGAAATTCACGCAACTTAGGTGTCACTTCCTGCTTGCGGTTGAAGCCGTTGTTGGCAGCGCGCGCCTTGGCTTTCTCACCATCGGGATCTTCTTGGACGTTCTTCATCTTGCGGATGAGCTTGGTGAGGTTCTTAACGTCATTGCGGAGGGCGGCGAGTTCGGTTTGGATGATTTCAAGAGACATTATATCTTTCTTACCGGTGTAATCTTTAAGTTCCTGAAGAAGAAGATAGTCATCACGGTAACAAATAGCCATATAAAAAAGACGAATCTCTTATTGGTGAAATCTACAAAATCTGGTTTGTCTATGTATCGGAATGGTTGCCTGGACCCGTCATCAGGACACCCACCTGCACAACAAGCCGACGGACACGGTAAAACTTTTGGTCCTTTACGCACGCCACAAAATTGTTCCTTTTCGCCGGTATACGCGAAGCATCTACATTCTTCGATGACGTTGCACACCATATTATTATATCAAGATATAATAATGGATGACAAGATTTATTCGAAGGCTGCGATTGAAAAATTTACGAATGAAAATCTCCTATTCAAGGATGCGAAACTGAAGAAGTACTACGACCGAAATCTACAGAGGGACCTCGGTAAGTTCCGCGCCCGCCTCGTGAGCGCGCACGCGGACAAAGAGTTCGAAAAGTTCATGTACGTGTTTATCACGGATTCCATTCGCGATATCATACTGGACACGATCGGGGACCTCACCCAATTTTTGAGTTCTTCGGGGGACCTGATCGTGAGTGGTGGGGAGGCGTTCAACTTGTACGTGGATTTCAACGACCGAATCGTCACGAGTGATATCGATGCGAAGTTTGTACCTCATGTACCTATGAACGATAAATATTTCGGTAAGCTCCAAGCGGTCAAACTCCTATTATGGAATAAAATGGGGGAACTCGCGAAAAGTCTCAATTTACGTATCAAAAAGAGAATCATGTCCATACATTCCAAGTTGTTCAAGTTTTTGGGTATCGGTTTCAAACAGAGTGGTCCATTCGTGACACGGAGATACACACTCATCAAAAAGAAGAAAACCGGCACTGGTAACGCGTCCAGTATGGGTGACATCTTCATCGATGTGGAACTTTTCGCACTCGATCTGAACATTCGCTATTTCTCCCCAAAATCCGGAAAGATCGAGGACTTCAACATGGGTGGTATTCTCGACATTCCTTTCATGCGTCCCCAGGAATTTGGATACGAAGTCGCGTTGACTAAGAAAAGAGGTGTCACGTATCGCAACGTGAACACAGACAAATTGATCAACGATAAGCGGGTTCTCGTCGCGAGCAAAGAGTTCCTGATCGAAGACATATACCTGATGCACAAACTTCGTCTTCGCCCGGAAAAGAAGGAAAAAGATCGTCAGAGGCTTGTCAGGTTGTCACAATTGTTCGATAAGGGGGTCAAGGCTTCGGATTCTATGGATGACGTCTTCAAGAAGATAGCCCCTAAAATTAAATCGAAAAAGCGGGTACCCACGAAACCTGTGAACGTTTCTATCACTAAAGCTAGGAAAATTGACCCGTACAAGTACAAACACTTCACGACACAACCCTCAGATGAACGTCTCTCCAAGCAGATCGTACACGGTCTCAAACCAGTCGTGAAGAACACCAACGTCGAGGGGTACAAAAACAGCTCAGGAAACAAGCGTTTCAACCTGAAGAACCTCAAGTGGAAGAATGTTCAAAACAAAGCATACGTAAAAAATGAATATACCCTACGCCCAGTAAACGCCAAGCCACTCCCTAAGAACATGAACATCAGTAAGACCCTCTATGGGTACAACCCCAGGAGAAATCAGTGGGTACCGAAAGAGTTACTCAATAAGGCGGCGGAAATACCATTTGTTGGTTTAAAGAAATGAGACCCAGTACATGTATAATGATCTACAACGCCCCCATTAAAGGTGATGATGGCCTCTACTTTGTGAAGGCGCTCAATGATGAGAAGCGTAAGTGCTTCGTCCAGCTCAACGATGTTAAGATTACCGATGTGTCAGGAGATGTTGTCATTGACATCGTCTCGGATGTGAACACCCAGAAGATCGAGGCCACCGATGCCACCAACCTCGAAGCTGCCCAAGAGCAGTGTGAGACGTGGTTCGGTAAGAAGTTGTCTGAAAATGTGATCAAAGGTGCCTACACTTCAGGCCTCGACGCTGGTACACTCTCATGCGATCGTATCGCCGTGACCAAGGTGTATAACACACAGCAGGAACGCATCGACTTCGAAACTGTACAGCCCGAGAAAATGTGTGATGTCATCCTCGAATTCGCCGGACTTTGGTTCGCCAAGAAGGCTTTCGGTCCCACTTGGAATGTTGTCCAGGTCAGGGTACACGATGATCCCATCATCGATGTTTATCCAGAAGACTATGCCTTTGACCAATAAAAAAATTGTTATACATATATAAAAGAAAATGAAGGGTCGTAAACAGAACCTCCTCATGTTGGTCGCCGTCGCCGCTTTGATCTTCCTCCTTTTTTCCATGAACAGCAAATCAGGGTACACCATCACCGAGCGTGAGTATTCGCCTTTCGGTATGGCGCCTTCCGCCGGCCCTGCCCCTGGACCCTCCATGGCCCAGAGTGACACCATCTGTGGTGGTATGAACAAGGGTACTGGTCTCGCGTCGTCCCTCCTCCCCCGTGAGGTTGCGTCCGCGGAGGACTTTGGTCAGTTCGCCCCAGAGGATATCCTCAAGGGTCAGAACTTCCTCGAACCCCGCATGCAGATTGGGTACCCCGAGACGGTCGGTGGTGCTCTCCGCAACGCCAACCAGCAGATCCGCAAGGACCCCCCCAACCCCAAAGAACCTTTCGTGTGGAACAATTCCACTATCGTCCCCGATCTCATGCATCGTGGTCTCTGCGCTTAAAGATTTGATCCATGTAGTAAATAATGACATCTGTTGCACCTGATCTCTCCGAGAATGTATCTAAACTGGTAGAGCTCACGAAACAATTAGCCGAAGCGAAATCTGACATCAAGGTCCTCACTCAGGAGGAGAAGCGTCTCAAGGAGAATGTGAAGAAGCACATGATGGATCAGGGTATTGACACGATTAATCTCAGGAAGGGGAAGATTAGTATCCGTAAAACCATTAGGAAAGCGGGTATGAATAAGGATGCCATCAAGGAGGGACTCATGACCTTTTTTGGGGGGGACGAAACGAAGGTCGAAGGCGCCCTAAATGCTATTAAAGATGGACTTAAAACAAAAGAATCTACATCTCTTTCATTAACCGGTATAAAAGATAAACCCGAGAAAGAAGATAAGTAAAACTCACCATGGTTTGGAGCCAATACGTATACGAAGCCTCAACTGGATTTGACCCCGACGTCAGTGATGATGACGGGTTCGATGACGAACACACTCCTCTGAATATCGAAGACTGGGAAGTCGAATACTCAGACGAACTCAGGCACATGTGGAATACCACCAGGACACTCCTCTATGACGCGGGACTCCAACACTCGGGAGAATTTATAGATTTCGTCGAGTTTTGTTACGTAGAACATGAAGAATGTAACGAGTCTGAGGATGATGAACGGGTGCTCCATGATATCTGGAGAAACATCAGGCGAATCGTGAATAGTAATGGTCTTCATGAGCATATGATGCGTGGTGCTACAGTCCACCATTTTGTTGATTTCGCTAAAAATTATATGCGCGTATATTAAATGTTACCCGATCTCACGTCCCAGAAAGTCGCTGTCCCCGCCGCCCTTTTTCTCGCGCTCAGCCCCGGTGTGCTTTTGACCACCGCGGGTAAGAATGTCAAGTTCGCCAACGGCAGTACCAACCAGATGGCTATTTTTTTCCACGCGCTTGTGTTCTTCCTCGTGTACAGCCTCATCGCCAAAGCTATGGGTATCGTGCTCACCAAGACTGATCTCATCGTCACGACCACGCTCTTTATCGCCTTGAGCCCCGGTCTCCTTCTCACGTTACCTCCTGGTTCGGGTGGGGTGTTCAGTTCCGGTCAGACCAGCCTCCCCGCGGCTGTGACCCACGCGGTTGTATTCGCGGTGGTCTTCGCGGTTTTGCGTCGTCAATTTCCTCAATTCTATTAAGTAAGAAGATGAAGTACCTCGTCCTCGGTCCTGCATCTATGGGGATCTTCTCATTGATTGGTGCTCTAAAAGCACGCGAATATTCACTCGCGGACGTTAAGGAAATTTCCGGATCTTCAGCTGGTGCGATTTTGGCATTGTTTTTAGCAGTGGGAATGTCCGTAGATGAGATTTTGGAGACATCTTTATCCCTAAATATCCCCAACTTTGTTAAAATACGCTTGGGCTCATTTTTTAACAAATTTGGTTTTGTCGATATGGGTCCAATACGTAAAAAGTTTGTGGAACTATGTAAAGGAGATCCTACATTTGGGGAATTAGAAACTAAGATATACGTATCTGCGTATTGTCTAAACAGTGCAGAAACTGTTTATTTTTCACGTGATACACATCCAGACATGAAGGTCATAGATGCTGTGTGTATGAGCATGGCTGTACCCTTCATATTTGCTTGTGGAACACGTGAAGGTAAAATGTACATAGATGGTGGTACAAAAGAGGATTATCCGTTGGTTCCGTTTCTTGATAAGAAACCACATGAAGTGACATGTATTAAGATTATCATGGACAAAATATACCAGGAAAACATAGATACCCCCAGACAATTCATAGATACACTCGTTCGTTCAGCCCTCACGAATAGGTCAACGTACACGATACCCATAGAAATCATAGAAATTAACGTGAAAGATGCGAATGTGTTTGATTTCAATATGGACTACGAACAAAAGTTAAAATTATACACTATTGGATATTCGACATAACACTTTTTTTATCAGTTTATTATATATGATTGAGGTTTGCGATCCAGACGTAGAACTCGATGTCCTAAAGAAACTCATTAAGATACACACAGGACACAGTATTAAATTGACAAAAAAACAAACATGTCAGGTATTTGACGATATCAGATCTGGAAATGTACCTCTCCCCCCTCTGATCATGAGTTCTGATAAGACCTACCTCCTCGACAAAAAGTCGCCACTTACCCCCGGTGATTATGAGACCCTTTTCGATACGTCCTCTAAGCGTGTGGATATTAAGAGAGTTGCCCGTAAAGTTGGGATTCGTCAGATGGATCAGATGACGAAGAGTCAGATGATCGATTCTATCGGTAAGCGTCTCAGGTACATGAAAGTTCACGAACCCGTGAAGATTGGAACGAAACGTACCGCTCCAGGGAAAGTGAACAACGTTGACGTTGACGTCGACGTGAACAACACAGCAGTGAACCGATCGAACAACGTGAACCGTGTGAACAACACAGCAGTGAACCGATCGAACAACGTGAACCGTGTGAACAACACAGCAGTGAACCGATCGAACAACGTGAACCGAGCGAACAACACAGCAGTGAACCGAGTGAACAACACAGCAGTGAACAACGTTAACCGGTCGTTCAATACCAACACATCAGTGAACACCAGGGCACCAGTTCCCAGAACCCGTGTAAATTTTCCCAAAGGGAGTCTATTCATGACAGGCCAGAAACCAAAATTTCTTAACGGCCAGGTGAGTGCCGTGAAACAACCTACACAGTCTATTTTTGCCGGACTGAAACAACCTACAGGGTCATTTTTTAATCGAATTTTAAAACCAAAACAAGCAAACTTTATGCCATCGGATACCTTTACTAGTGCCAAGACGGGATACGCATTCAAAACTGGTAATCAGGGTACGGGGTACTACATAAATACCGACCCATTACGTGTGCAAGGACCCATGCTCAAACCTAAGGTCCTCAACGTCCCTAACGTTCCTACAAACATAGAACTCAATAATGCTATCAATAAAATACAAAAACTTCAACTCAAGCGTGAACAACCATTTATAAATAAAGTAAAAGCTGGTGTTGTAAAACGTTCAAATGTCTTAGATGAGGCGGTGAAGTACAAGACCCTCGAGACTAACTTTATAACGAAAATAGAAAAGATGTCCTTGTCGAACACAAATCGTACATCGATCATCGATCGCATGACAACCGAAGACCTGCAGCAGTTAGAGGCTGAGGCTACGTTAAAGTCGGGTGCTTTACAGAACAACGAACAAAAGATGAATATCATACTCGCGACACTTCCATTCATCAATAATGCGTCAAAGCTTACGTTCAAGGCCCGTAGCAAAGCTGAGAATGCCAACATAAACAGTCTCATCGAAGAGGCTAAAACGGAAAACGAAACGAAGCGTACCGCATTCGTCTCTGATCAGAAAAAGAAGTTCATGGGTATGGTCGTAAATGTCAAGCTTTCCGATGGGGATAAGACGAGTCTCGAAGATCTCATCGACAATAAGACGAATTTGAATTCTTTAAAAGTTCGCGCGGACAATTTGGTCGAGCAGAGAAAAAAAGAAAAGAATGCCCTCATAAAACAGGACCTTCTCGCCTATCTGACCCCATTGAAAATTAATCAAACGAATAAGAATAGTTTTCTTACACGTTTCAACAAAGGTGAAAGTATCGACGCGTTAAAGCGTGCCGCCAAACAGCGCGAAGAAGAAGTACTCGGTGGTCAAGGTGAAAATGCGAGAACACGTCTCGTTAGAAACCTGAACGCTCTCAATCTGAACGCACAAAACAAAAATACGATCATGGGTAAATTTAACAACGGTAATAAGAATGTCACCAAACTCGTGGAGGAAGCGAAAACGTTAAAAGGGGCGCGAAATTCTGGAAAATTAGATACCGAGAGACAGAGACTCCTCGCCTTGGCTAAACAATTGGGTGTGAACGAAAACATGTCTAAACTCAACTCATTAAACAACGTATCGGCTGTGGAAGCGAGAATTCGCGAAGCCGGGGCCGAAAAGGTTCAAGGTACATTCGCCGCAAAGGTTCGAGGTCTTTCGACTCTCGCGTCTATGATCAATTTGAATGCGAACATCCAATCCGATATTCTCAAGTTGAAAAATAATACCGATCTCAATGCCATGAAAGTTCGTGTCATGAGTGCGGGTAAGACTAAGTTATCTAATCGTGCCAAGTCCCTGAACGTCAATTTCTCTAAAAATATTCAAAAACTGAACACTGTTAACAAACTTGTCCCCCTTCAACAGAAAATAAACGACACCGGGGCTGCCAAACAAGGTTCCAAAAAACAAAAGGAGGCTGCGCGAGTCGCTCAAAGTAGGGAGCAGTTAAAAAGTTATATCAGTGTGAATACAATTTTACCACAAAATAAAAGGAACGCGTTTGTTAGACAAGTCAATTTGAACAATACGAACCTCCTCGAACTTCGCAAGGAGATCAATTCTGAAATACAAAAAGTGAAAAACACCAAACGATCTAAGAATATCGATGAATTAAAGCAGTACTTACAACCTCTGAACATCGACAAATTGAAGTTTATTCAGCGTTTCGAGACTACCAACATTTCTCTCGAGAACATCAAGGTTGCGGTCAATAAGGAAGTGGCCAGTAAAGGGGATCTCAACAGTAAGAAACGGGCTTTGTCAGACAAAATTAACACTGCGAAGAGTTACGATGTCGCGTTCAATTTCAATACGAATACGAACAAGTTGAACTCAGAGGAGAACATCGACAAATTGAATCGTACCGTGGATACTACCATAGAAGGTGCCGTCAATAGGGGAAGAAACGCACTCTCCAACAAAATCATCGATGCCAAATTGACGAACGATTTCATGAATAAGGTGACTAACGTAAAAACACTCAAAAATCTGAATGCCATTCAGAAGCAGGTTGAAGCTGCCATCACCACAAAGAGTGCTACCAACAGAGATGAGATTGTTAAATACGCGAAACAACTCAGACTCACTAACGAAGAGATAGAGCGTGTCACCACTCGTGAAACGGCAAATACCATTCTCGACCAGAAGAAAAGACTCGAACTCACCGAGTTACTCAACAAAGAAAATGTTCCTGTCACGAACAGACAACAATTTTATAACAAAATCACTAAAAATTCCAGAATCAGTAACATTCAAGCAAACATCACGGCGTTTATGAAAAAGAAATCGAAAGAAAATGTTACAAACGTCGAGACGGTTCTCGATAAGTACAACCTCAAACCTGAAGATCGTGAGGCTCTCTTGAATAACTGGGATGCCTTCGAAAACATGACCGTCGTCAATTTAAAAAACAAAGCGTCTACTCTTTCTAGTCAGTACAAAAAGGAAAAGGAAATCGCACTTCGCCGCCATCTCAAGAATGATCTCAATCTCGCAAACGACGATATCAACACGATCATGCGAAACTTCGACGCGAACCCACGAAACATGAATGCTTTACATGAAAAAGTGAAGGAACTCAAAGGTGCATCTGGTGAGAAGGTGCGTCTGACTGAACGTATTCGCAAGGCTCGCGAAGAGAATAAACTCAACCTGAAGTTTAACGTCAACAAAGAAAACCTGAAGACCCTCAACGCTAAAATCAACCAGGCGTACATCGGTAAGGGTAAGAAAGATCTCGCTCGACGCGCACTCGACCGTAACATCAACATCTCGAATAATCTTAACGCCATCAAAAGTCTGAACAATGTTCAAAAACTCAAGAATAAACTCAATGGTCTCATTGGTGGTAAGAGGAATGAAGATCTTAGGAAACTCGAAGAAGTTCTCGGGAACTTGAACCAAGAAAATAAGAATCGGTTCTTACAAAAGTTTAAAAATGAAAACAATTCCTTGAATGCTATCTTACAAAATGTTCAAAAATTCAAGAATAGTAAGGTAACTCAAAAGGTTGCGAACCAAAAACAAGAACTGTACAGGTACCTCGATGAAACGCTCAACCTTAATGTCAAGGATCGTAACTCTATCCTCTTCGAATTTAACAACACCAAAAATCTCGATGCCATGAAACAAAAGGCGAACGCTCTCAAAAAGACGCGAACGAGTGAAAAGATAGTCGAGAATCGCAAGAAGCTCGAGGAACTCTTGAAATCTATGAATCTCACCGAAGAAAATAAGGTGACACTCCTCGCGAAGTTTGATAATGCACCCGGTAACCTCGAGTCATTCGAGGCGAATGCGAAGTCTTTGGTTCAACAGAGAAAAGGTGATAAACGCACCGGTGAGCGCGGTGCACTCATGAACTACATGGATAGTTTGGGTCTCTCAGGTCAAAACAAAAATATGATCGTCGGATTCTTCGATCAGTCACCGAACAAGACACTCGAGTCGTCTAAAAATAACGCGACATCTACGAAACAAACTCGCAACCAAGAAAAATTGGAAAACGCGTTGAAGAATTTATCAAGCATCTCGGAAAATAACAAGACGAAGTTGCGTACGAATTTACAGTCTGGTACAGCTGTAAACACTGTCTTAAGTTCTGCTAAACGCATGAACGCAAACGCACAATCCAAAAAATATGTAGAACAATCTATCATAAACTATGTGTCCTCGAAGAATTTGGGTACTAACGGAAACAAACTCATCACAAATTTTAAGAATGGTCTCCTCACTGCGAATAAGGTGAAAGAGGAAGCTGACAAGAAAAGAGTGTCGTTAAATGCTGAGATCGTGACGAACAAAAAGATGAAACTTCGCGAATTCATGAAGAATACTCTGTTGTCTAACCAAGACAAAAACAAGTACATAGATCGGGTACAACTCGATACCAAAATGAATAACTTGGAGAAGAACATTCAAAGGGTTGATGAAGATCTCAAGAGTAAACGTAACACATTTGCTCGTAAGCAGACCGAATTACGCACATTCCTCGATGGTCTCACGAATCTTAGTTCCAATCAGGTAACCAAGTTCATGGGTAGGGTCAAGAATAAGAACACCGACATCGATCGTATCAAACGCGAAGCTGAAAGCATCGATAAGGCTAAAAAGGCTGGTAAGAAAAAGACTGAAGAAAGAGCCAAACCCAAAGAAGAGAATACCTTTAACACCAACAAGGCCCTGAACATCTTGAACAAACAAAGGGCTGGAGAAGCTAAGAGAATTGAAAGAGCCGAACCCAAAGAAGATAACACTTTCAATGCTAATAAGGCTGTGAACAATTTGAACAAACAAAGGAACGAAGAGGCTAAGGCTAAGAACATCTTGAACAAACAAAAGGATGAAGAGGCTAAAAAGGCCCTGAACATCTTGAACAAACAAAGGGCTGGAGAAGCGAAAAGACTCGAAAGAGCCGAACCCAAAGAAGAGAACAATTTCAATGCTAATAAGGCTGTGAACAATTTGAATAAACAAAAGGCTGAAGAGGCTAAGAAGGCCAAAGAGAACAAGAACATCGCGAACGCTTCTAAGTCCTTGGTGGCGGGTGCGATTGGTAAGATT